ACGAATTGGCCGTTCGAGGACAAGAAAGTGACGAAGAGAGACAAATCTCTAAAATAGTAAAAACTCAAATGTCTGAAGAAAATCTTCAAGACATAGATCAAGCACGTTGTAATATTAAAAACATTATAGAACAAGGAGATGACGCATTAAAAGAAATGATTGAATTGGCAAAACAATCCGAGTCTCCACGCGCATTTGAAGTTGCGGCTACTGTGATGAAAACTCTTCTTGATGCCAATAAAGATTTTGTTGAAATGTCCACGAAAAAGAAATATGCAATAGAAGAAATTAATGGTCCTAAAGAAGCCGCTCAAAGTAATGTCACAAATAATAATCTTATTGTCTCAACGGCAGATCTTCTTAAAATGATTAAAGGTGAAAAAGATGGGTGATGGATATTTAGGAAATTCTCATCTTAAAAAGATCGGAGAACAAATAGAGTGGACTCCTGATCTTATTAAGGAATACCTAAAGTGTTCTGAAGATCCAATTTATTTTGCTAAAAAATACATTAAAATTGTTCATGTTGATAAAGGTCTTATTCCTTTTGAAATGTATGACTATCAAGAAGAAATAACTCATAAAATTACAAATAATCGTAGAGTGGCGGTCCTAACAGCTCGTCAGTCAGGAAAAACGACAACGGCAACTGCTATTATTTTACATTATATTTTGTTTAACGAATTTAAAACAGTTGCTATTCTTGCAAATAAAGGTGATGCAGCTCGTGAGGTTATGGCTAGAGTTAAACTTGCATATGAAGCTTTACCTAAATGGTTACAGCAAGGTATAGAAGAATGGAATAAAGGTAATATTGCTCTTGAAAATGGGTGTCAAGTTCTTGCTGGCACTACAACGTCTTCGGCAATTCGCGGTAAGTCTATTTCATTTCTATATCTTGATGAGGTTGCATTTATTGAAGGGTACGATGAATTTTTTGCATCAGTTTATCCAACAATTTCATCAGGAGAAAGCACAAAGCTTTTGATGACTTCAACTCCAAATGGTTTAAATCATTTTTGGAAAACTTGTAAAGGAGCAAAAGAAGGCACAAACGGTTATGAATATATTGAAGTTATGTGGAATGATGTACCAACTAGAGACGAGAAATGGAAAAGAGAAACCCTTGAAGCTTTAGATTATGATGAAGAAAAATTTGCACAAGAATACGAATGCCAATTTTTAGGTAGTTCAGGGACTCTTATATCAGGTGCTGCTTTAAAACAGCTTGCTTATTCAAATCCATTATATTCAAAAGATGGCATATGTCAATATGAAAAACCTGAAAAAGATCATGTGTATTCAATGACTGTAGACGTATCAAGAGGTAAAGGTTTAGACTATTCAACTTTCAATGTGATAGATATAACATCTATGCCTTATAAACAAGTGTGTACATTTAGAGATAATTTTATATCTCCAATAGATTTTGCATCTATTATATACAGAGTTGCAACATCATATAATGAAGCATTAGTATTGATAGAAATTAATGATATAGGTTCACAAGTATCTGATACACTTGTAATGGATTTTGGTTATGAAGGAATGCTTTATACTGAGAGTGCTGGGCGTAACGGTAAACGAATTTCAAATGGATTTGGAAAAATATCAGATACAGGAGTACGAACAACTAAAGCAGTAAAATCAGTGGGTTGTTCTATGCTTAAAATGTTAATAGAGCAACAACAACTTATTATAAACGATTTTGAAACAATACAAGAACTTTCACGATTTTCAAAAAAAGGTTCATCATATGAAGCTGAACCTGGATCACACGATGATTTAGTTATGAATTTAGTTGTTTTTGCATGGCTTACAAGTCAAAGTTATTTTAAAGAAATTACCGACATAAATACTTTAAGTAAGTTAAGGCAAAAAACAGAAGAACAAATAGACGATGATTTACTCCCATTTGGGTTTATAAATACTGGAGAGATTGATGATTCTAAATATAAAGCTGGTTGGCAGATAGATGATGGCGGTGATAGGTGGTTATTGTAAATTCGTGTTATTATAAATAAAGAAGAAACAACTGAAAAAAGTTTAAAATAATCTTACATAAAGGAGAAAAATATGGTTTTTTCTGTAAGCCCATCCGTTATCGTTAGGGAAGTGGATGCATCAGCAGTAATACCGGCGGTAGCGACTCCTCCTGCAGCGATTGCTGGAGTATTTCGCTGGGGTCCAACTAACGAAAGAATTTTAATCTCTTCTGAAGACGAACTTGTATCACGCTTTGGAAAGCCTTATGCAAATACTTCGTGGCAAAACCATGAAACGTTCTTTAGTGCAGCAGATTTCTTATCATACACAAGTTCATTATATGTAACGCGCGTTGTTTCTGATAGTGCAGCAACTGCAGTAGGTTCATATTTTTCAGCAAAACATCAAGGAGCTTTAGGCAACAGTATACAGGTAGTAGCCGCTTCTTCAAGTTCTTTTGAAAATAGCATTGCTGGTGTAGGAGAAGCCTCGGCAGGATCTTTTGCTTTTAATGCAAATACTGTATCTATCAGCATTGTAAGCGAAATAACCACTGCGCTTCAGGACGGAGATATTCTAACTGTTGGTAACGATAGCGTTGGTTATCAAGATATGGTTGTTGCATCATTTACTGATAATGGATCTAACACATCACCATATTCATATGATATTACTTTTAAAAATAGATATACTACAGCAGAGTCAAATACAGCACTTATAAGCTTTAAGTCAAAATGGGGTTATGCAAAAGAAGTACAAGGTGCTCCTACTGATAATACTCGTGTTCATATTGCTGTGATTGATAGTGTAGGGGATATTACTGGTACAGCAGGTACTGTTCTTGAAGTTTATGACAACGTTTCTGTATCACCTTCAGCTAAAACCGCAGACGGTTCTACAAATTATTATGTGGATATATTAACAAATAACTCATCGTGGGTTAAAGCAATTGGAACTGATGCAGAAGGTGATCGTACTCCATCAAATGCATTGCTTGGAACCTTCACATCAAGCATTTACGAAACTTTGTCCGGCGGTGGTGATGGTGATGGTGAAAGCGCTATTGCTTTCGGAAAGGTTGCATTAGGATATGATTTATATAAAGATTCTAATGCCGTTGATGTTTCGGCTATTATAACAGGCAAATCTTCAGCAAATCTTACAAATTATTTAACGCAAAACATTGCAGAATCACGTAAAGATTGCGTTGTATATAGTTCACCAACTTATGCTAATGTTGTTACACCGTCAAATCCAGAAGCAAAAATGACTAATGCAATTGCATTTAGAAATAGTTGTACTTCTTCATCATATCTCTTCATTGATAGTGGATATAAGTATCGTTATGATAAGTATAATGATGCGTATCGTTGGATTCCGTTAAATGGAGATATGGCAGGATTGGCAGCAAGAGTTGAACCATATGAATCACCAGCTGGTTATAAACGTGGTGTAGTTAAAAACGTAATTAAATTAGCATTTAATCCAAATAAATCACAAAGAGATCAATTATACGGAAAAGATATTAACCCTGTTATTTCTCAAGTTGGTCAAGGTGTATTATTATTTGGAGACAAAACTGCGTTAGGCACAGCAACAGGAAGCGCGTTCACACGTATTAATGTTCGCCGCCTGTTCATAACGGTAGAGAAAGCAATTGCAACGATTGCGGCCTCGTTCTTGTTTGATTTTAATGACGAATTTACACAAACACAATTCAAAAATTTGGTTGAGCCACTCCTTAGAGACATACAAGGAAGACGAGGAATTATCGACTTCAGGGTTGTATCAGACGCAACAGTAAATACTCCTGATGTGGTAGATAGAAATATCTTTAAAGGCAACATATTCATCAAACCTGCCCGTTCTATCAACATTATCGAACTTACTTTTGTGGCAACAAGATCCGGAGTAGAATTTGATGAAATCGTTGGTCAGCCACTCTAATAAATAAACTAAAAAGGAGTAGTATAAAAAATGGCTTTTAATATCAACGAGTTTAAATCTCAACTTACAGGGGGCGGAGCACGTCCTTCCCTCTTCCAAGTACAAATTACAAACCCAGTAGAGCCGATAGCGGATTTTAAATTACCTTTCATGATAAAGGCCGCGGCTCTACCATCGTCCACTTTAGGATCATATCAGGTTCCATATTTTGGTCGTACAGTAAAATATGCAGGTGATAGAGTATTTGATGATTGGCCTGTAACTATCATTAACGATGAGGATTTCTTAATCCGTAATGCTATGGAAGCATGGTCAAACTCTATTAACAGCCATGATTCAAATATAAGAACTTTGCCTCAAGATTATAAATCAAATGCGATTATTACACAATACGGCAAAGACGGTACCGCCTTAAGAACATATGTGTTTGAAGGTTTATATCCAGTTACTGTTGATGCTATTCCAGTAGGATGGGATCAGTCAGATGTTATTGAAGAATTTGGAGTTACGTTCCAATATGATCTATGGAGAGTTGAAGGCGCAACTGGCATTTCTACAACTTAATTTATAGGATGATTAATTGAATGAGAATTTTTGGCTTTGAGATAAAAAGAGAGATCGGTGGTGCAGAAGAAGAAAAGCCTGTATCTTTTGTAGAACCGTCTAACGACGAAGGCGCTATTACCATAGGTAACTCACTTGGCGGTTCCTATGGTATTGCCATCAATATGGAAGGTGATGCAAAAACAGAAGGCGAACTTGTAACTAAGTATCGTAGCCTTTTGATGCAGCCTGAAATAGCTCAAGCTGTAGATGAAGTAATAAATGAAGCAATTAATATTGATTCACACGAAAACGTAGTTGAAATAGTATTAGACGATACTGAACTTCCAGATAAAGTTAAAGATAGAATAACCGAAGAATTTGATGAAATACTTCGTTTACTTGATTTTTCTAATTATGGATACGATATATTTCAAAAATTCTATGTTGATGGCCGCCTTAATTATCACATTATTATAGATAATGAAAATTTAAAAGACGGCATTAAAGAAGTAAGATATATTGATCCACGGAAATTACGTCTCATTAAAGAAATGGATGAAAAGAAAAAAGATCCTCATTCAGGAATTCCGTTAAAGAAAGTGAAAAAAGAATATTATTTGTATTCTGATTCTGGGTTTGGTTCTAAAAGCGCTGCTAATGCTAGCACAGGTCAAACTGTGCAAGGTTATCGCATAGCAAAAGATTCTATTGCAAGAATTACTTCAGGCTTAATGAACGAAACTAATTCACTCGTTCTTTCTTATTTACATCCTTCAATTAAACCTTTAAATCAATTAAGGATGCTTGAAGATGCAACAGTCATTTATACTATTACAAGAGCTCCTGAAAGAAGAATTTTCTATATTGACGTTGGTCAATTACCAAAAGCAAAAGCTGAGCAATATCTACACGATATGATGACACGCCATAAAAACAAGCTTCAGTATGATTCTGACAGTGGCGATATTACAGACGGTCGTAAGTTCATGACAATGACTGAAGACTTTTGGTTCCCGCGCCGCGGCGGTGAAAGATCTACAGAAGTTGATATTCTTGCAGGTGGAAATTCAGCCGCCCTTACAAATGATGAAAACCTACAATACTTTCAACGAAAATTATATAAATCTTTGAAAGTTCCAGTATCTCGGTTAGAGCCAGAAAATATGTATAGCTTTGGCCGTGTGTCAGAAATGACTCGAGACGAACTTAAATTTAGTAAATTTATTCGTAGACAAAGAAATAGATTCTCCGCATTATTTGATATTTTACTTGAAAAACAATTAATTTTAAAGGGTATAGTAGATCCTAATGAATTTAATGAAATTAAAAATAAATTGCGCTATGATTTTATGAAAGACAATTATTTTGAGGAATTAAAACAAACTGAAATTCTTCGTGAAAAAATAACAATGTTAAGAGATATGGAAGAGCAAGTAGGAAAATATTACTCACGAGAGTGGGTTGTTAAGAATGTATTATTTATGAATGATGACGAACTTCGTGAAATGGAAAAACAGATGAAAGCCGAACGTGCCGCAGGGATGTATGATGAAGAAATGGGATTTGGACAAATTGAACAGAAACCAGATAACAATCAACAACCGCAAGAGCCGGATAGCGCTGAACAAGCTTAAGAATCATTAAAAGTTATAAATAAATAGAAAAAAATATTAAAAGGAAAACCAGATATGAAAAAGTTTTCACAAATTATTTCTGAAGTCGCAGAGCCAAGATCAGGCGACGAACAAAGATTTAAAGCAGCGCATGTTGTTACGAAAATAGGTCATCCTGTTGCACTAGATCATCAATTCACTGGTGAAGTTAAAGGAATTGGATCGTCGGCTCGTATTGCAGATCGTAAGAAAGGCGAAGACGAAGCAGCATATGATCCGTCTTATATCGAAAAAGATAAACAATTTAAAATGCCGCGCAATGTTGATGAGGCAACGGACCCTGTAAATAAAGACGAGTTAAAAGGTAAGCACAAAGATCGTAAAGATCAAGATATTGATAATGACGGTGACGTTGATTCTTCTGATGAATATTTACACAAGCGTCGCCAAGCAGTATCAAAAGCAATTTCAAAGTCATTATCAAAAAAGACTGAAGCCTCTGTAGAAGAATCCGCAGAACTAGAGGGGCTTGAAGAAGAACTGTCTGCAACCTGTGGATGCGGTTCTGATTGTGATCACTGCGGCGGTAAACATGATGTAGGTGAAATTGGTAAAAAGTGTTCTTGCTGTGATAATATGATTGAACCAAGCACAACAAGTGAGTCTGTAAAAATTGATGAAATCCTTGATACTCCAAAAGCGATGCAAAGCTACGATGCCAAAAACAGAGCAAGTTATGATAAAGCAGCAAGTTCAGCGGCAGCCAAGATTCTTCGAGGAAAAGATAAAGATGGCAATAGAGCAGATCACCGTCCTGAACTTAGAACAATGGCTAAAAGGAAAAAAGGCCAAACCATGCGCGATATGTTAGCAGTGAGAAGAACCTTTGCTAATTTGCGTAATGAAGAAGTTG